GTGGGTTGGGATTTTCCAAAATCCAGAGACCAATGATACACGACAAAAACCCAATAGCAATAGAATTTGCAGGTGTTGTTTTGTTGTTGCCTGTGTGAAGCTGCGGTGTTTGGAAATGGATGGTCATGGTGCCGACCTTCACTGGGCGTGTGTAAGAATCTGCCCAAAACTGAATGAACTTCTCATCCATACCAAGCCGCCGCAACAACTCACACGTGAAATTCAAAATCAGTTCGTTGTGGCTTTGATCACACCCATTGACGTCGCTTTCCATGACCTTGTCACCATACCGGATCAAATTATCGTCTCCGGACACCAGAACACACACATCGCCTGCCCCACAAAACTGGTCGGCAACACGCATCCAATGAGCCTTTTGCCCTGCTGTAAAGCCCGCCCCGATTGTTAGGCACACAGTGCCATGGCGTGTTTCAAAAACTGGAATGAACATATGGTTTTTGAACAGCCGCTTGAGGTTTGTGGTGTGGGCAACCTCCTTGGCAAACAGATCCAAATTTGTGCCTGACAGGCTACGAGGCTTCGGCTTGAACAAAACCTCGTCCGTCTTTGGAAAATCCACATCATGTTTCGGTATGTGATCCTCGTCCAGAAAACTGCAGAGGCGATCCCAAAACCGACGAACATGGCGGGCAAAAGAACTGCGTTTCATTTTCTCCAAAAGGCGGCGAAGATGCTCAAGTGTCGTGACACGACCTTCCTCGTCAGCCACCTGAGGCAAAGCCGACATACGTTCCAGAGACTCCTCCAAAATTTTCACACCTGCTGGCGTGTAATAATGTCCTTCAACATAAGGGAGGCGAGGACATCGCAACTTGCGCACCACATCGGTCTCTTCATTCAAGTCCGTGCTGTAACAATACAAACGCATCCCTCGAAACTTCTTCACTACCACGGGCGACCAAAGACTCTGTTCCCGTTTCGCACCACTCCACGATGCAACAGCGCCGAAACGATGTTCTCGTTCGTATGCAGCCATTGCGTCGCCCCACGAATAAAAGGCCGGTTCCTCCACAATAGAAACATTCTCACCCCGATCCAACGATGCACGACATTGGTGTGTCAACACACTCGTGGCGATATACGGGCATTCCATGTCGAAATTGTCATAGAGACGAGCGAACTCTGAGGGCTTGAACCATCCAACGAAGGGGTGGTTCTTAACCGCCCAGTCGACTTTCTTCGGTGTCCAACGAAGGCCGGAAAAGAGGTCCTCCCAAGACGCATCGTATTTCTTGGCGTCGGACCAGAAACAACGACGCCACATGAGCCGGGCCCATCCCAATAAAGAACAAGGAGCGGCCCCGCCTAACAACCGTCCACGTGGATCGTAATTCGCTGTGATAAACCGTGTCTG